CCATACAAAGAATACAATCAGACATATTGCTGAGAATACTTGTGTTTAAGTGTAATGCTTCACATTTTATTAGTCATAAATCTTAAATAAAATCTTAATAACGACATGCCTGAATCTACTAAATACATCTTAGATATTTGATTAGATTTACCAGCATCATTAATAAGTTGAACTTGTTTTAATAAACATTCTAATATTTGTTTTTTTAATATACCATGTTTTCTAGGTATGTTTTGTATGATTGGATATAAGTAATTTATAACCTTTTCATATTTTTCCACAATATTCATTTGTTTGTGATTAATCGTTAAATCTTTAATAATGGTTTTCACCATTATTCGTTTGTTTTATGATCACAGACGCCACGAGACCCAATACCGCCATTAGAACTAGTAGGAGCATCATTCCATTTAGAAGCACGTGACCCAGAGTCAGAAGTATTAGTCCAAGCACCACCGAGTATCACGACGTTAGATAGATTATAAGTTGAACCACGACCTTCAGTATTAGCAGTGTAAGCCGAAGAACCATTAGGTCCACCAAAATCATTACCCCAAATACGCATACAACCAGTTGATTGGATAACACCCCATTTAGAAGTAAAGTTATCGTCTGTTGCACTCATTTGTGTTGTAGTTGGGTCACTTCCTCTTGAACTTGCTTCTGTAGTTCCATAAGCTAATGCAGAAAATTCTTGATAAGTAGGTGGTCTTTTCCCATGAGAAGATAATAGTTCAGCTTGTTCCCACCAAGTATAAGAACCATAAGTTGTTGAACCATTACCACCAAATAAACTTGGTACTTTAGGTGGTGAACTTCCATCTGCTATTGTAACATTATAATAAGATGTTCCATTAGTATGATGGTCAACTCCTGTTAAATAAATATCTGACCAAAAATGTCCACCAACTAAAGTCATACCTCTTGGGTCTAAACTAGTTGGTCTAAATTTTAAATCCCATAATGAATATTCGTTAATTGCTGGAGTAGTATCTCCACCTGATGTTCCTGTTGCGTTTCCACCAGGAGCATAATGAAATCCACCTACTTTTCTAGCATTTGCTGATGGTGGACTAACATGGTCTGTAGTTGCTTCTAAA